GTATAAGGGGCTAAGTGTCCGCCACTCGCGGACACTTTTCCCCACGTGTCTATTAATACACTCGGTATAAATATGCTCGTGGCTCTATACATTTTGTATAAACGTCAAATTATACAACTTGTAATAATAGTTTATACTTAAAATACGTTCTGTATAATTACTCGTTAAAATGAAACATCAACACTATGTTTTGAAATATATACACATAGTATAAATATCGTCTGTTCTTGGCATATTCAATACTTTACGTAATAGGTTACAAAAGTATTACAGATTAAAAAAACGCTTGCAATTTGGATTTTCAAGCGTTATAATATAGACAAGAGGTAAGGAAAGAAAACAAAATATATCAACATCTTAGAAAGTGTGGATATTATGGAAAACTTATGGAAAGACAACAACAATAATACATATACATTAGCAGGTTATACTATTTTCGTTGGTGGTGGTGCGTGGCGTATTAAAAGACCTTATGGATATTGTTATTCTCGTTCATTTATGAGTTTAGCAAATGCAAAGTGTTTTGTTGAAAAAAGATTAGGTTATTAAGAAAGGAGTTAAACAATGTGATTTTATTTAATGTGTGAAGAAAACGGCAATAGATTTACATTTACATTTACTTGTTATTCTAATTATGAAATGGTATTTGAAAAGAAAATAATACCGACTTTAAATGTAGTAAGAGAAATAACAGATAAACACTATATGTTATTTGATTTTGAAAGTTTAACCGCATTGCATATAAGAGCAAATGGCGAATTTTATGCTGGATATAACGGGCAACCTATTAAAGTTTCTTTTAAATCATTTATTACAACATTAACCGATATTGTAGACTGTGAAATTGAAAGGAATTAAGATTATGAAAAAATCAATATATTTCGACCAAAATGGATTTTTAGAAACAATAAATACATATGATAATTATATCATTACTACAAATAAGCATCGTAAAAGAAAATTAATTGTTAAATTAAAACGTCAAAAAGTAATAATTGATTATAATGCTAATGTATTAGGTGTAGATTATGGTTGTTCTATTTGCGAATATATTAATTTTAATTTTGATGATGTTACTTTTAATTATTGTAAAAATAATCCATTTCAAATGATTAAGTTATGGGAAAAAGGAGAAGTTGTTGAAACATTATTTTTTGATGAAAAAGATACCGTTAAAGTAATATATAAAGATGAATTTGCTTTCTGTAATTTCAATCGCAATTTAGAACAGTTAATAGCAAGATATAGAAAATCGAAAGGGGGTGAGCAACAATGAAATATAGCGAGTTTGTATTAAAAAATATCGGACACAAAATTGATTTTGACCGATGCTACGGAATACAGTGTGTTGATTTAATCAATCAATATATGACTGACGTTTTAGGGATTAAAGTAACATACTTTCCGCCTTTTGCTAAAAACTTTTGGAACGATAGAAAAAAATCTAAATTCTTAATCAAGAATTTTGATTTCATACTACCGACACAGAAAATACAACGTGGTGATATCGGTGTTCGCAACACAGGCACGGCAGGTCACATATTTATTATTGATAAGAAAATTGGCAATAAATTATACGTCTATGACCAAAATAACGGCGGTAGCGGTGCAGGAATGACTGCAAGAGTATTTGACAACACTTCAAAATACATCACTGGAATTTTGCGACCAAAAAATCAAAAAAATATTGACAAGGAGCATCAAAAAGTGGCAAAATCAAAATTAAAGGAAAGCCCGTGCAAGCAATTCAAAACAAATGCTTATATGACGGCTGACAGCTACGTTTATTCCAATAACACAAAAGAGAATATAACAGGTTTCGTCAATAAGAATGAGAAAGTCAAGATGCTTGCCAAAGGCGATATCAATTCAATAATTCAATATGGTGTTGATAAGAAAATCTATAAAGTCGGCATTGTACCGACTAAATCAATTAAAAAATTATAATTAAAAGGAGATTTTAAAAATGGCTAATTCAGAAAAGAAAACAGGAAAGAAAACAAAAAAGGAATATATGGAGCGTGATTTTTCAGCGGGTTCAATCCGTATTTATGACGGCGGAAGAAAACGCAACGATTATGGCAATATTTCTCTTGATTGCGGTTTTGCAATTCGTATTGTAATCAGGGAAAATGATAAAGGTCGTTTTATTTCTTATCCATTCTATATTAATAAGGATAAGGAAATTGTTAATCAAGCATTTTGTTTTGACAAGGATATTATCGAAGAACTTAACGACATTCTTGATGAAATGTACGAAGATTAAGTATAAAAATATAACCTATTGCAAGATAGGTTATATTTATGGGATTGAATATTAATATGTATGTGATTAAGCGTGAAGAACGTTATGCATATTATTCGGAATTAATCAACCTATTCAATCCTATAAATATAACTTATCACTTAATAATGAACACATCAATATATCTAACTGGGGTGATAATCATTATTAACACAAGTTATAAAAATAAAATGAAAGGAACCCAATATATTACAAAATGACTTTTGAAGAATTCACGACCAATCTCGACAGTATTCGCAACAGTGGCGACGAAGCTTTGACATCACTTGAATACACTGCTTTAACAGATTACTTCAACACTACAAGAGAAGAAATTGACGAGCGTGACAAGACTATTGATGATTTAAGAAGCGAAAACGAAAAACTGAGGGATATTAATTCAAGGCTTCAACTTGATTACGGCAAGACAGTAATCAAGGAAGAAAAAACAATAATCAAAGACGATGACGACAGCGACGACGAAGAAGTAACCGATGAGGAATTCGTTGAAGCTATTAACGATTTATTTTAAGGAGTGAAAAAATTAATGACATCAAATACTAAAAAGAGTATTCAAAAAACAGTTAATAAGGTAAGAGAAACAGCATCGCAGGGATATCAAGATAATGTGCCTATCCTTAAGGATAACAACCTTGCATCTTTTAAAGAAGCGTTTTTTGCATATCAGCCTGCAATTAATGAGTTTTATGTTGGACTTGTCAATCTTTTTGCCAAAATTATTTGGAATACAGACAGATTTAATCATAAGCTATCATTTTTGAAAAAAGGCAACTATACAATCGGCTATGATATTGAGGAAATTCATACAAACCCCGTAAATCCTGCACTTTATGACAATACAGACGGCGCAGGAATTCTCGGTGATTACCCACCAGAAGTTCTCACGGCTTTTTACAGAGAGAACAGACACGACGTGTTCCCACTCACAACTAATAGTGAAATTCTTTCTCGTGCTATGGATAGTTGGGAAAGGCTCGGTAATTTCATCAACTCAACACGTATTGCTGTTGATAATGGTAATGCTCTCCGTGAGTTTAACCTATTAAAGCAGTCTATCGTTGGAATGTATGAAAAGTCGGGCTTTGTTACTCGTGAGGTTGACAGCTCAACAGACGACGGAGTTGCTGATCTTATGGAACAGCTCAGAACTGATATCAACGACATGCAATTTTTGTCAAGCAAATTCAACAAATACAAGGAGCTTTCGGGCGGTGAAAAAGAAGCACAGTCAGTCAGCGAAAAAGACAACATTTGTATTATCTGCACAACTAAAGCAGAAGCAAAGGTAAGACGTTATTTGTCAGGAGTATTTAACCTTCAAGAACTTGAAGATGCGAACAGATTTATACTTGTTGATGATTTCGGGTATGATATCTACGAAAAGCAGGGAAGCGCACGACAGCTTACAATCACAGGACATAAGACAACACCTATCAGCTTTATTGTTGCTGATAAAAATTTTGTGCAATGGTATGACCGACTTAATGTTGAGTATGAGTTCAAAAACGGATTTACTCTTAACATTAACACTTTCGTACACATTTGGCAGATGATTTCTATTTCGCCTTTTGCTAATGCCGTATGTTACATTGACAAGACAATCAATAAGGCAGTATCTACTGATCCAAATGAAACATTCAATATTACGGCAGTATCAGATACACGCGAATATGAATTTATTGATTCATCTAATGAGCAAGTCAAATTATCTTCACTTGACCAACTTGAAATTATATATTGTGATGTATTGGGTAAATTTTCAAAAACAATACCAACAGCACCGCTTGAATTGAGTATCACCGATATGGGCACTTTAAAAATTACTGTAAACGACCAAATAAAATCAGATAGTTGGGTAATTGCACTTATTAAATTTGGTGATGCCGTTATTTCTGCTGAAAATCGTATTGCACCGTAAAGGTGATTAATTATGCCGAATATTCCAAACACAACATTATATGTTGGTGTAGTTCCATGGAATAGTGATTTGAAAAATGTTCAGTCCTACACAAGTAGGGCTGAGCAAATTTCAACTATTCAAGGGATACTAACACATAAATATGAACACATTAATATAATAAGACGTGACAGCGATTTAATATTAAAGGGCGTTAATGAGGATTTAACACAATGTAACTATTTAATGTATCAAAATAAGGATATATCGGATAAGTGGTATTTTGCTTTTATTGATAATGTTCATTATAACTCGCTTAATAGTGTGATTATAAGTCACACAATTGACGTATGGCAGACTTATCAATTCGATATAACATATTATAAGAATTTGATATTGCGTTCGCACGTTGCAAAAAGTGATGATACTGTTGGTAGATGGCTTGCTCCTGAGCCTATAAGCGTAGCACCCGAATTTGAACGCAAACACACTGTATTTAATAATTTATCTTGGACACCGCAATATGTTTTGCACTCGACGTCTGTATACAACCCGAATACAAAAAAATATGAATATAAAGGCAATGGATCCGGAGCAACGCTTTCGACTGAATATGGCAAATTTGTTGATAGCGATGCAGACGTTCAAGCAGTGATTAATAATTACGGCAGAAAGTCACCCGATGAAATTATTGAAGATGCAGGTAGCCACGTAAATTGGAAAGATATTTTAAAATCTTTTTTGAGTGGTGGCACGTCGGTTGACTCTTATAATGCTATCTTAGGCTTGCATGGCTCAACGTCTATTGCCGAATTGCAAGACCATAGAAATGAGTTAATAGGCTTATATGCTATACCTGCGTGGGTTCACGACGGCTCAAATAAATATGCAACAAATGCAATTACAAGTAAATCCATTTCGGTGACGTTACCGACTTCAACATTAGCCTGCGGTTATGCTCCACGAAATAAAAAAATGCTTTCAAGCTTATGTAAAGCTTATTTATTTTATAATGAAAACGGCTTTAAATTACCATTGAAGCCCGAATTATTCACAAGTGGCAGTCCGACCTTTACTGTTAAATCAACAGAATTATCAACTAATGGTTTTATACTTCAAATAGGCTCTTATGCTGATTATACCGTTAAAACAAATAAGATATCATATAACTGTGAAAATCGCATCGGATACGATGCAAACACAGGACTTGATAAAGTTATCAACGGATTAACGGCTACTGTTGGAGTTGTAAATGCAGTTGGCTCTGTTGCTTCACAAGCGTTTGCAGGAAATGTAGGCGGAGCCGTTCAAGGTGCAGTTGGAGCAATTCAACAGTCAATTAATATGATTGATGCTTTAGGTCAACGAGGAGTGAATACAGGCGCAAGTGGTGATATTATGAGCATCACAGAGAAAAGGGCAATGCCTGTCTTTGCTGATGTATCGCCGACTATTGCACAATGTCGTTATATTGATGACTATTTGGATGTATATGGCTATGCTATAAATGAAATAGGCAAGATTTCATCATATATGAAAAATAGGAGTAATTGGAATTATATTCAAGTCGCTAATTGCAACATCAAAGTATCTGCTCCTAATGATGATGTTAATAAACTCAAGCAAATGTTTGAAAGCGGTGTAACAATTTGGCACAGACATTTCGGTGATTATGACCAAAATAACAATTAATGAAAGGAGTTGACTGACAATGAAAGAATGTGGATTTATTGATTTTGACCCTTGGTGCGGTATTAAAATCGGTGATAATATTGAAAATCTGTTAAACTACAATAACATACGTAATGGCGATATGCAAGCCTTTGCTAACAAATTGACTGCATTTTATATTTATTTCAACTATTTTGCTAACATTGCAATGTCACTTATTAAATATGACAGCGGAGCAATTCCCGAAGAATATATTGAGCGTGCATTATTTCAAGACGGAAAAATTGCATTTTTCAACGGAGCAATTGCAGGTGGAGCAAATGAAGTTATTGCAAGCACTTTTGTTGATGAATGCAAGTATAATCACTATGGCGAGTTGAAAGAAATTAAATTGATTGACAGCTTACCCAATACTAATAGTGATATGCTTATCAATTCTATTGACGGAAATATCACCGATTTTGCGGTGGTATGGTGTAATAAAACTAAAATACCATTGATGCAGATTGTATATTATTTTTGCCAAAAAATAACAGAATTGCAAACGGCGGTTAATTATAACACTCTTAATAATTCTTTACCTATTGCCGTTGAAGCAACTAACGAGCAAATACTCGCTTTAAATAACATTATTAAGCAGGTAAGTAATCAAAATCGCTTTTTGTATTTCAAAAAAGACCATAATTGTAGACCCGAAGAGTTATTCAAATCGATTGATTTAAACGTCGAATTCAAGGCGGACAAGATGCTTGAAGTGCTTAATTATTATAAGGGCGAGTTTTTTACAATGTTAGGTATTAACAACACACCTTTTGAAAAAAAGGAGCGCCTGCTACGTGATGAGGTTAAGAGTAATAATCAAATCCTTAATTTAACACTTGACAGCTACGTGCAAACGCAAAAAAGAGGTTTTGAAAATGTCAATATGAAGTTTTTAACTTCTTTTGATTGCAAGATTAATACTTCAATTGATGATGTTATTGCGGAGCAAGACGAGGAATTTAAGGAGGTTGTTTCTTAATGGCAATTTATACAAATTCTTTTCAAGATATAATGCATAAATACGACCACGACGGAAGTAATTTAACTTATGAACAAAAACTTGTTAAACTATGCGAATATATTTTCGATTTTAATTACGATTACAAAAACGATTTGACCTTTAAAGCATTTTTTGAACCTTATTTCATCGAGCATTTTTTTAATGAGGAGTTCGCTTTTGAAACTCTTGATTATTTTAAAGTCAAATTGAAAAATCGTATGCAAGAAGTATTGCCTTTTTATATTCCGCTTTATCAAACCTTTTATATCAATACAATTGATTTAACATTGATTGAAAAAGAGGAAAGTAACGAAAAAGGCGAAAATGACGAAAGTGGGAAAACGAATAGTAATTCAACGTCTACTAATAATTTCATTGATGTATCAAGCGATTTGCCCGCAAATGCTATATCTGTTAATAATATCACTGATGTTAAATATGCTACTGACGGCAAGCGTGGAAGCAACACTTCAACAAATGAAAGTAACACAATCAACACACACAATAACATATATACACGTGATAGCACGCGCAAACGAACTAACAACGGACTTGACAATGCTACACGCTATTCAAGTGAATTTCTTAATCTATGTAGTGAGATGATTAATAAATTCAATGATTTATTTTTAATTATTTTTTAAACTGAAAGGAGTTAATTTTATGGGAATTTTCACGCCTATTGTACCGCTTGAATTTGATGCAAGTTTTTCATATATTCAAAGGCTTATGCATTTATGCGAAAAGCTGAATGAACAAGGGGTATCAATCAATACAATTCAAGAATTTTTAAATTCTCTTGATATCGACCAAAAAATCAAAGACGAGGTATTTAAACAATTTGTAAATACCCCAAATCTAAAGACTGTTTTAGAACATAGAAAAATAATGTTAGTGGGCGATAGCTATTTGGCAGGTGCTGGATTGCCTGACCCCTCAACACAAGGTTTTGGACATTTACTCTATGAGTTGGGGTTTGATATCACGGCATTGGCTTCAGCGGGGGCAGGATTTACTGCGCAAGGCGCTAACGGAAGATTTCTTGACGTGGTGAGAAATTGGACACAAGACAGAGAAAATTATACAGATATTATTTTCTTAGGCGGAGTCAACGACTCTTACACAGAAATTGACGACGGCACACTCGGAGCATCAATTAGGGATTGTATCAAAGAAACACATCAATTATACCCGAATGCAAAAGTAGCGGTTGGTTACATTTCGCAATTGCATCGAACACACGATAATATCAAGAAAGTGTTGCAAACAATTCATACATACAAGACAGGTTGTCTTGAAAGCAACTATGCATATATTAACAATAGCGAAACGATGCTTAAACGTGTAGGGCTGTTGCAGGGTGACGGAACACACCCTACCGTTGAGGGGCATAGATTAATCGCTAACTATTTGTGCTCTTATCTTAATAACGGCAATATCGCAACACAGGGTGAAATGACAGGGATAAGGATTACAGGGTCACCGCAATTTCCAAACGCTGACCCGGGTGATTATTATATGTTACAAACAAACAATATAATGCAAGTAACACTGCATCAAACAAGCGTATGGAAAGCAAATGAAAGTGCATATCCTTATATCGAGTTGAGTGGTAATACAATACTACATATAGGAGATTTTGCGCAATCGCTTATATACGGACAGGGTGAAGATTTAGCGACTGCGCCGACGAATTGTAATTTTACAGTTCCCGCAACAATAACGTTATGGACTGACGGAACATTTACACAGTCTAAATCGTATCCGATACCACTTAATCTTATGTTTAAAGGTAGCTCGTTATTTGCAAGACCGATGATGATTGATGATAACGGCGCTAACTTTTGGCACTCTTATATTAGAGAAATCACAGTTGCACCATTTACTGCAATTCTTAATGCAGATATATGTTAGCGAGGTGTCTATATGGACGAATTTATTTTAATTAAAAATATAATGTTGACGAATTCAAAATATTTTCTTGCTGTTTTCTGCTTTTATTTAATTGACTTTATAACAGGCTTTGCAAAGGCAATTAAAAACAAAAATATATCAAGCGGGAAATTAAGGGGTAGCGTAAGCAAAGCCCTTGAATATATTGCATTTCTATTTGTCGGAGTTGTTGCTGTTTATTTATTCAATGCTGAATATGCGGTCAATTTAATTGCTATATCACTTTGCGGAGTTGAATTTACAAGTATATGCGAAAATGCAAAAGAAACAGGGTTTAAATTTCCCGAAAAAATTATAGCACTATTTAGAAAGGGGGAAGGGGGCGAGTAATCGCCCCTATTTTTTTATGGCTGAAAAACTTACAAATGTAGAGTTGATATCTCAAATAGCGAAAAATAATCCCGTATGGAATGAAGAAAAAAGCAGGGAATTACTGCGACTTAATCGAAAGTTTACATATTACAGAAACGTAAATAACTTGATGCAGACAATATATCGACAGAATAAAATACACACATTAAATAGCGATGACTATGCAGTAGAGATATCAAACAAGTTTAATCAATCATTAAGTAGAAAGGCGCTTGATATATCTAACGAACAAGACGAAGCAGATTATTATAAATTACTCGACTTGATAACTGAGTTGGGATCAGGCGAAAGCGCTAACACATATGAGGAGTTGTATTATTAATGCTATATAATTTATATCTATATCAAAACGGCAAGTTAATAAAAAAAGGAAATACGCACGTTTTTCGTGTATTCTTAAAAGAAAATACTGAATTGACCGAAAAGCAAATAAAGCGTATCATACAAGCGCGAAACGTCAAAGAAATTAATGGATTTTATATCAGCGAAAATTCAACCTTTGATTGTAATGTTGACACTAAAGCGAAACGCAACAGAAAGAAAAATAGAAATATCAACAGATTTATTTACGCTTTAGACATTGAAACTTCAACATATAATGTTGGTAATAGAAAATTATCTTTAATGTATTTGGGAAATATTCAAAATGTATATCTCGGTGCAGATACATTTAATAGCATCAATAAAGATAATTTCAAATTTTATCAAAGCTATAACAGATTTTTCCGCACCTATGAAGAATGGAATTCAATTCTTGAAATGTTAAATAAAGATAGCGTTGAAAAGGATTTATACACGTATATTTATGTGCATAATCTCCCATATGAGTTCTCATTTATGCAGAATTTAAAATTCTTTCGTGATAATTATAAAAACGAAACAATGATTGCATCGAATACAAGAAAGCCTATATCTTTTGAATTAGATCATTTAATTTTTAGATGCTCTTATAAACTGTTAGGTAAATCGTTAAAGGTGTTAGGTGATGAATTAGGTATTGCAAAATTGACTGAGGAAAAAGGCGGATATATTCAGCATTACACCCCGACGTCAACATTACCCGATATTGAATATAAATATAACGAACAAGACGTATTAATCACTTTATACGCGGTTGTTGATTGCTTTAAAAATTCTAATTATTATACTGATGTAAATTCAATTGACCGAATGATAACAGCAACAAGTCTTACACGGCTTGAAAACGGGTTACACTCGACAGCAGAAGAAAAAGAAAAATATACAAGACTTTGCACTGCTTTAATCAAATTTTATAACAAAAAATTTGATGATGACACAACAGTATATGAGTTATTAAGAAATGTATTCTGCGGAGGATATGTGCGTTCAAATCGCTTTTACTCTTTCATTCCTTTTGATAATGTTGCAAGTTATGATTTTGCATCGGCATACCCTGCGCAAATGCTTATGTGTAACTTTCCATTCAATTTCAAAATGCGTGAAAGTGACAAGACTGCATATTTAAAATATATCATTGAAAAAAACAATGCCTATATTAAATATAAGGGCGGAGTATTGCAATGGTATTTAACAACACCACAAAAAACATTGCACACCTATTTTATGTGTGAATTGATTGTTAAAAATCTTAAAATTAAGAGATTTAGCAATCATAATGAATTGCCATTTTTAAGCGTGAGCAAATGCTCCGACTATGATGTTAAAACAATGAAAAGCAGTAACGGCAGAGTGATGACAGCGGATAAAATCACATTATATTTAACTGCTTATGATTATATCGCTTTAACTTTATTTTATGATTTTGAAATCGACGAGTGCAAAAAACTGCTTTACACTCGGAAAAATGCAAAGTTGCCGACATACGTCACGAATTCAATTAATAACTACGCAAAACAAAAAGTTATTTTTAAAAAATTAAAAAATAGTGATAATGTTGATGCAATTACAAAAGAAGATTTTAATTTTAATGATAAATGCGTTGTTAATGATGATTTTTTAAATCATTTTTTCACGCTCTCGACTGAGGATAAAAAAAACACATTAAGCAGGGAATTAAGGCTTGCAAAAGGTAAACTTAATGCTCAATATGGTATTAACGTTCAGCAATTAGCGCCGAACGACTTGTTATTTTATCCTTTAAAAAATGAATGGCAATGTATAGAAAATGTAGACATTGAAAGCGGAACACTACTACGAAGTTATATTGACGGCTTACACGTCACAGCATACGCAAGATTACATTTATATATACTTTCATACATTATCTTCACACAAACAAATGCTACTATAATATATTGGGACACTGACAGTATAAAATGTGTTAATGATTTAGAAAATGTTAATAAAGCCGTTGATATGTTTAACGATTGTATTAATAAAAAATGGCATTGTAAAAATTATTATAATATGGGTATTGCCGATAATGAGGGAATATACAATCATTTTTGCACAGCAGGCGCAAAATCATATATATTTGAAAAAAATAATGCAATATCAATTTCAATTAGCGGAGTACCTAAAAAAACTACTAATAGATATTTGAATAATATTTACAATGGGGATTTTAAAAAATTCTGCTCCGAATATTATCACCCGAATACATTTTTCTGCTCCACTGTTACAGGTAAACTTGCAAGCGGATATTATACTAAAAATGATAACATATTTAAAAATGCAAGAGTGATTGACGATGCCGGAAAGACATATCATTTTAACGGCTTTGGTGGCTGTTTGCTCTTGCCGTCTGACTTTACTTTAACGGCGATAGGCTTTACAAATCATTCACTTGTTGAAGAAGCACAACAACTTTCTTATCTGCGTAGAAAAGGAATTAAAATTTTACCAACATATATTGGTAGACCTTGTAAAGTTGATGAAAAAATAGAAAGGATTGATAATAATTGATTTATTATAACGGCAATAAAAGACGTGCAATGAAATGTGATTATGATGTTCTTTTTGGTGGGCGTGCTAATGGCAAATCTTACGATGTATGCAAGAATGATATTATTGACGACTATTTTAACAGCGATTGCAAGCACGAATTTGGACTTGTCCGCCGTGTTGGATATGGTGCATCGGCATCGGCTGAAAGCCTTACAAAATGGTTTGCAGACGATTTACACAAATATTTGAAAGAAAAATATAATTCATATATCAAGGTTGAAAATAACACTTTTTATATTGTAAATTATGATGACGAAACCGAAGAATTGAAAGCAAATCAAAAAAAGCCACGACTTAAGGCTAAAGTTTTTGGACATTTTTTTTCACTTGCAATTGAAGAAAAATACAAATCACAACAATTTGACAATGTTCACACACTTGTATATGAAGAGTTTTGCCCAATGTCAATATATGGATATATCGAAGATGAAATCAATCACTTTACTAGCCTTATATCAACTATATTTAGACATAGAAACGGCAAAATAATTTTAATAGGTAACACAATCAATAAATACAATATCTATTTTGATTGGCTCGGCATCGACATTGATAAGTTAGAATTAAAGCCGGGCGATATCATTAAATTACAGTCAAAGCAATTCAAAGACGGCGCAACAATATGTGTTGATTTTGCTAAAATGCCATATGAAGATGAAACAGAAATACCCCATATGTTAAAAATAGGCAAGTGCGAAGTAGCTACCACAGGCGATTATACTAAAAGCGAATATTGTTTTAATTCTTCTTATGATGATTTTATATTCAAAGAATGCAAACCTCTTGTGTTATTTGCAATTGAAATTGAAAATGTTTTTTATTATGTATTTCGATGCACATATAAAAATTATAATTTCATCGCTATAACTAACAGATGTCAACAACAGAAAGTTAAATCTAATATATATCACTACGGCAAGAAAATTATTGATGCAATAAAATTAGGTCACAAATCGTTTGATGATATATATAAAACTTTCGGTGATGATATGTCGTTACCGACAATTTTCAGTGATGAATATATTGAATATCGATATAGATTATTAATAGAAAAATATAGATAAAATAAAAACACCGCCTTTGGCGGTGCTTTTGTTATTCAAAATTTAAAAATGTAATGTCTTGAAATGGACTTTCTTTTTTTAAATCTTCTTTTGTTATAATATGTTGTTTTGCATTATTATCAACAATTTCAATTGTTGCTTCATTCATTGTTATATCAATAGAGCCCTTATAATCTCCATTACAATAATAGCCAATGTTAATCCAATCTTCACCCATGTTTTTAATCTTAAGGGTATCATAAAACATGCTCATAACACCGTTTAATGTGATTAATTTGGTTGCTTCTGAAATAGTAATGTATGCTATCATAATATTCACACTTTCTAAGAGGTTGATATATTTTGTTTTCTTTCCTTACCTCTTGTCTATATTATAACGCTTGAAAATCCAAATTGCAAGCGTTTTTTTAATCTGTAATACTTTTGTAACCTATTACGTAAAGTATTGAATATGCCAAGAACAGACGATATTTATACTATGTGTATATATTTCAAAACATAGTGTTGATGTTTCATTTTAACGAGTAATTATACAGAACGTATTTTAAGTATAAACTATTATTACAAGTTGTATAATTTGACGTTTATACAAAATGTATAGAGCCACGAGCATATTTATACCGAGTGTATTAATAGACACGTGGGGAAAAGTGTCCGCGAGTGGCGGACACTTAGCCCCTTATAC